GAGATTCCCGACATGGTTCGTCGCGGTGGTGGCTACCGTGCAGCGTTTGCTTAATAAACATCATGGCAATTTCCTACCCACTCACACCTCCGGCGGCGCTCGTTGCGTCTAAGCTAATGATTACTGGCGTGAGTTCTACGCGCCGGAATATATCGCCTTACACGCTGCAATCTCAGCAATACAACTGGACTGGTCAAGGCTGGCTTGGCTCGGTTGAGTGTCCACCGATGGTGCGCGCCGACGCGGAAGCGGTGATCGGGTTCCTGCTTGCAGCGCAACGCGGCACGTTCTACTTTCAAGATTACGCAAATCCAAATCCTCGCGGTGCCGTAACAGGCACGTTGCTGGTTTCAAGTGCGACGGCTAACGATACGACGCTCGGCTTCAGCGGCGCGACTGGCAATTTCGCGGTAGGCGACTGGATTCAAATCTCGACCTCGCTTTACAAGGTAATCCAAGTGAACTCGTCATCGAGCGTAGATTTGTTTCCGTTATTGCGTGCAAGTTACGCGGTCAGCACACCTATCACTAAGGTCAACGCAAAGGGCGTGTTTCGATTGCAGGAACCATCGACGCAATGGAGCATCGAGTTAGCTAACATTTACGGCATGAGCTTTAGCGTAGTCGAGGACATTGCGTCATGAGCATCACAACCGCTGGCAGATCACTGAGCAACGACATGGTGACGGAGGTTTCCGCGTCGCAACTAACACCGATCTTGTTAGCGTCGTTGGAGTTTTCTCCGGTGATTTATCTTTGGAGTGGTTATGGAAATCTGGTCTACAATTCGATCACTTATTTGGGGACTGGTGAATTTGGAACGATCTCACCTATCGAGGAAACGACCGATCTTTCGTCTCGCGGAATTTCTTTGGAACTTTCAGGTGTTTCAACAACGCTAATTGCTGAAGCTCTTACAGAAAATTACCAAGGCAAAAACTGCACGGTGCTATTCGGTGCGTTGAATTCAAGCGCGGCGCTGGTATCGACACCGATTACGATCTTCTCTGGTCGAATGGACGTGATGAATATCTCGGATGACGGAACATCGCAGACGCTAACGATGACGGCTGAGAATCGGTTAATGGATTTTAGGCGTCCTCGCGAGGTTCGTTACACACATCAAGAGCAGTTGCAGTTACGAGCCAGCGCAACCATCGCCGATCTTGGTTTAATTTACGTCAATGCTATCCAAGAAAAAGAAATTTACTGGGGCAATGAAAAGCTCGCTGCTCCAGTAATGAGTAATGGCGGCGGCGACTATGGCCCAACAGAATACGCATGATGACTCGAAAAGAAAATTGGACTGACGAGCTAGTCGCTTTCATCGAGGAGCGTCGGCACGAGCCGTTCGCGTGGGCGAAGAACGATTGTTGCTTGTTTGCGTGCGACTGGATTAAGCGTGCGACTGGAACTGATCCGGCGTTTCAACTGCGCGATCAATATCATTCCGCAATCTCAGCGCATCGACTTATCAAGAAGCACGGCGGCATTATCGGAATCGTGCGTAACTACGGAGAGCCATGCGGGATCGAGCGCATCGAGTCATCAATGGCGCGGCGCGGTGATATTATCGTGAGCGATTGCGGAGATGGCGACTGCATCGGGGTTGTTGTAGGCGCAGAAGCGGCTTTTGTTGGAGTTAGCGGATTGCTTTTTAATACGCTAAACGGAGAAAAGAAATCAACCTGCTGGAGACTTTAATTTTATGCCACAGGCATTACCCCTTTTACTCACTAAGATTGTTGTCGCAATAAAAGCAATTACGGTTGCTTCCATTCTGAAGTTTGTCGCGGTTACTGCTGCATCGATGGCGGTGTCAAAGCTGCTCGCGCCTAAAGCTCCGAGCTTTTCAGATTCATCAATCTCGACTCGCTCGCAAATGGTGCGCTCGCCGATCTCAGCGAGGCAAGTGATTTACGGTCAATGCAAAGCGTCAGGCGTGATCGTTTACATCTCGACGACTGGCACAAAAAACGAGTTCCTGCATCTCGTGATTGCGATTGCCGGTCATGAGTGCGAAGAACTCGGCGACGTTTATCTCAACGACGAGAAAATTATTACAGGCTCCGGCAACACGGTCGATGGCGGCAGCAGATATCTTAACAAGATTTCAATCGTTAAGCATCTTGGAACGACTCCGCAGACGGCTGACGCGGCGTTAATTGCTGCGACGACAGGCTTAACCGCTGACACAGGGCAATGGACTTCCGCGCATCGCTTAGACGGCATTACATACATTTACGCGAAACTGACATGGGACGCTGAAATCTATGTCGGCGGCATCCCGAATATTTCGTGCGTCGTAAAGGGAAAAAAGGTTTATGACCCGCGCACGACGACAACGGTTTACTCTGCGAATCCTGCGCTCGCGGTGCGTGATTATTTATTGAACACGAGCATCGGCATGGCGATGACGAGCGCGGAGGTTGATGACACTTCGATCACGGTTGCGGCAAATGTTTGCGACGAGCAGGTGCAGATTCTGCCAGCGTCGCCGGTAGTCTACGAAAACCGTTACGAGGCTAACGGCGTGATCATTACGAGCGCAGCGCCGGATGAGAACATCGGCAAGCTACTCAGCGCAATGGGCGGTATGATTGCTTACTCCGGCGGCAAGATAGTCGTATATGCAGCGAGCTATCGCACGCCTACCGTTACGCTTTCCGAGAAACATTTCGTCGGCCCACTCAACGTGCAGACTCGGATCAGCGCACGCGATCGCGTTAACTCGGTCAAAGGCGTTTACGTTAGCGAGTCGAACGACTGGCAGGTCACGGACTTTCCAGCGGTCACATCCGCGACCTACGTCAGCGAGGACAACAACATCGTTTACTTCCGCGACGTGGTGTTGCCGTTCACGACTTCGCCCTCGTGCGCTCAACGTCTTTCGGTGATCGAGTTGCGCCGCGCTCGCGAGGAGATTACCTTCAGCGCACGCTTCCGATTAGAAGCAATGCAGGTTCGCGCAGGCGACACGGTGATGATCACGAACGCAAAACTTGGCTGGAGCGCGAAAGTGTTTGAGGTAATCGAGTGGCACTTTGCAACCGAGGGCGAACCACCGTTGCTCTACGTTGACATGACGCTCAAAGAAACCGCGTCGACCGTTTACTCGTGGACGACGGCAGACGAGATTTACGTCGCCGATGCGCCTAACACGAACTTGATCGACCCGCGTAATCCATCGGCTCCGACCTCGCTCACGCTAACGGCGAACGGCACGACGCAATTGATCCAAGAGGACGGCACGGTAACCTCGCGCATCAAGGCGAACTGGGTCGCACCGAGCGACGAGTTCATTCAGTCCGGCGGCATGGTCGTGATGGAATATAAGCCGAGCGCCTCGACGACTTACATCACATGGTCGCGCAACGAAGGCACGGCGACCGAGGATTTCATCAGCGGCGACATCAAGATCGGTCTGACCTATAACGTCCGGCTTTATGGCGAGAGTTACTTCGGCGTTAGCACAAGCTACCTGACCGGCAGCGTGAACGTGACTGGCAGCACGACCGCGCCATCGGCTCCCGCTAATCTAGTAGCAGCATCAGGCGCGGGACTGATCGCGCTCGACTGGGACGACAACACGGAGCCAAACATTTTTACTTATTATTTATATCGAGCCACGACGAATAATTTTGCGGCATCAACAACGATCTGGAACGGTTTCGCCAGCGGTCGAAACGATGTCGTGATCACGGCCAGCACAACCTTCTTTTATTTTGTGAAGGCAGAGGACACGCTCGGCAATTTATCAGCGGCGTCAACCGTGGCTTCAGCGCAAGCGAGCGCGGCGGGATCAAACGGCGCGAACGTCGCCTTTGCTTTTCTTTATCAGCGCAGCGCGACGCAGCCAGCGCAGCCAGCGAGTGCGCTAACCTTTACTTTCTCGACCGGCTTGCTCAGCGGATCGCTTGGATCATACACGCAGACCGTTCCCGCAGGCACTGATCCAATTTACGTTTGCACGGCGACTGCATCTAGCACGAGCGCGACCGATACGATCGCGGCAGCAGAGTGGGCGACTGCGGTGATCCTCGCGGAGAATGGCGCAGCGGGTGCGGCGGGTGCGGCAGGATTGAACGTCGCGTCGGCTTTAATTTATCAGCGCAGTGCAACATCACCTGCGGTTCCAAGTTCTACGCTCACCTTCACTTTCTCAACTGGCGTGCTAAGTGGATCGCTCTCGCCGTGGACACAATACATACCAACGGTGAACGGTCAGCCGTGCTGGGTTACATTTGCGACCGCGAGCAGCACGACTGCAAGCGACACGATCACGAGTGGCGAGTGGGCTGCGGTAACGAAGTTGGTCGAAGATGGTGCAAACGGCACGAACGGCACCAATGGCACGAACGGAACTAACGGCACAAACGGTGCAGCAGTGACCTCGGTCAGCGGATCGTTCAGCACCATCGGATTAAATTCCGGCGGTCAGTCTACGGTTGTCACGTTGGCGAAAACTCCGGTGAACACCGTCGTGTTAGTCGTAGCGAATGTCGTGATGGAAAACTTAGACGCGGTCGCAGATACCGGCGTGACCGTGAGAATTTTCCGCGACTCAACCGTCATAAAACTTTTCCCGAATTTTAATTTGTCGGCGTATGAAACTTCGGCGAACGAAAATTTGAGTTTTGCTGACACGGGGCTGACGGCGAACGTCTCCTACTCTTATACCATCAAAGCATACCGCACGGTCAGCGGCGCGACGATTGATTGTCAGAGCGCAGACATGACGCTGTCGGGTTGATGTAATTAATTTTGTCTTAGGTTTTGATCGTAGCTTCGCGCCCACATGGTAACTTTGGTCCTTTCGTAAGTCTTTGATACTTAAAGACTAGGACAAGGCAGGGAAAATAGTGAACGAATTGTCTTTAACTAATCTAGGAATAGTATTCGTTGATCACATCGAAGGGAAATAACCCCGAGACAAAAACCCTCAAATATGAAAGCGACCAAAACAACGTTCAAAAAGTTCATCAAAGAAACCGAGAATTTGTTCATCGGATACCGGCAGGAATATGGTGACGGCAATACCGTTTCGATACGCAACGACAGATTCATGCCGATCGAGACGACCGACATTCACATGGAACACACCTACGGCATTAGCGACATTTGGTTAGTCGGATCGGGTCGGGATTATTTCGAAACCTTTTCACGAGACGGAATGGACTGCATCAGCATTTCAAACTGCTGCGGCGTTTCTGTCTTAGCTAAAACTTCAATCAGCGCCTAATATGAAATCCTACACTCAAGCTCGTTTCGACCAACTTATTAAGGACGGAAAAATTGAAGCCGTGAACGACCGCACATCTAGCGGGTATCAAGAGATACTATGGTTCAAAGCTCAACGGTCGCGCAGTCCGCACTGGCGCTTAGATACTGGCAGCGTTCGCGCAACTCGGCGCGAGACAGTGCGTATCGAAGCATTAGCATAAAAACTAACAACCTCCTAACATGAAATCCATTCTACTATTCACGGCGCTCGTGATCACCGCTCACGCCGCGCCTCCCGCATCCTTCTTCGCAGCCCTCCATACCGTCGAGACAGGCGGGGCGCTCGGAGGGATCAAGGGAGACAAAGGTAAAGCACTCGGCCCTCTGCAAATCCACCGTTCCTATCACGCAGACTCGCGTGTCGGTGGCGAGTATTCGCGGTGCGCCGATCTGGAATACTCAAAGCGCGTCGTTACGTCTTACCTCAAACGCTACGCTCCCGCAGCGTGGGAGTCGGGGGACGTTGCGACGCTCGCACGAATTCACAACGGTGGCCCGAAAGGGAACATCAAACCAGCAACCAAATCCTACTCGCAAAAAGTCATGCGGGTTCTAAAAAAATGATAACATCCAAACAAAATTCAGAGCATCGAGCTTTAACTTATTTTTTGATCGAGGAAGGTCTACCTATCCTGCGCGTTCAAAAGTATTTCTTAAAATATGACAAGGCACTTCGCGAATCTCGCGGACTAAATTGCATAGTAACTAATGCTTCGTGGCTACGCAGGAGAGGGATGAACTTAGAAATCCAAACCAAAACAAAATCAAAAGGTGCTGAGATTGTGGCGGGTGTTCTCATCAATGGTATTTCGCTTGAGGCTTGTTAATTTTATGACCGACGAACAATATCAGACGCTCCTCAACGAGCTTAAATCAATCCGCGAGGCGCTCACCGCAACTCGCTCGACGACTCCGGCTCCTGCCGCATCGCGCACGCTCACAGGCAAGACAGGCGAGGACATTCCTCAACCTACTTTCGCGGTCGAGCAGCCCGAATTGGTCACCGTGCATTTTGGTAAGAATGCTGGAGTCGAGATCGGCAAGCTCTCCGAGAAATCACTCGGCTGGTATTGCCTAGAGCCAGAGCCTCGCATCGGTAACAATGGGAAACCATTCCCGCCCCGCGAGGCCGATGTCAATCTCCGCAACGCTGCGCGACTCCTCTGGCACGAGCGTCGCGGGACACTCAAGGCTAACTTGTTTGAGGCGCAACCTAAACCTACCGCGCCGACCGAAGCGCAACTCGATGCAGAATTAAACGAGTCGGTTCCGTTTTAATAATTTGGTAAACAAAAAACCCCTCCCGCTTATTTAAGGCGAGAGGGGAAACAACGAAAACAAATCAGGATCAACTAACATGGAAACTCTAGATGTAAAAAATGAGGTCGCAGTGGCAAAGCCAACTGCTCAAATCAAAGCTCCGATCGCCTTTGGCGGTCAGGGCGTTCAACTCGCCTCGCTCGATGAGGCTTACAGATTCGCTAACGCGGTCGTGGCTTCTGGCTTCGCACCGCGTGGCATGGAGAAACCCGAATCGGTTCTCATAGCAATCCAACTCGGCATGGAGTTGGGAATGACGCCGATGTCGGCGTTGCAAAATACTGCGGTCATCAACGGTCGTCCTGCGATCTACGGTGACGCTGCGCTCGCCCTCGTTCGCGCCAGCGGTCAACTGGTAAGCTACTCCGAGAAGGAGATCGGCGAGGCCGGTAAAGACTCGCAAGGCTGGACGGTGACCGTTCAACGTAACGGCTTCGACGCGGCTTCGGAAACCTTCACAGTCGCCGATGCAAAGTCTGCCAAGCTCTGGGGCAAGTCTGGGCCGTGGACGGATTACCCTAGAAGGATGTTAAAGTTCCGCGCACGCGGCTTCCTACTTCGCGATCAGTTCGGCGACATCCTCAAGGGTCTCCGCACGGTCGAGGAATCTCGCGACATTCCAGTCGAGCGCAACGTCACTCCGTTAAGCGAGAAGGTCGCTGGCGGTCTTAGCGCGGCGGTCAACGAGGAGGGCGCGAAATGAAAAACGACAACGAAATTAAACGTGACGCAATTATTGAAAGCACCATCGCACAGGTTCGCGAGTTGCTGGAGAAACACTTTCGCTCGATCTGCAAGAGCGCGGAGGATTCTTTCATCGACGACGACACGCTTGCGGAGCCGAAAGCAAAGGTCACGCTCGCCATCGAGTTCGACACGCTTTCATCTGCGCCGGAGATCAGCGTGAAGATCAGTTGGTCGGTGCGCTACAAGGACGAGAGCGCCGAAGAGATCGACCCGCTGCAAAGCAAGCTCGGTCTGCCCGACGTGGAGGATAAAGCATGAGCGAGACGATCCAAGAATATCACGCGCACCGTGCTGTGTCTCATTCCAAGTTGGAGTGCTACCGTCGGCGTCCGCAAATGTATTATCGGCGTTATATCAGCGGTGCGGTTCCGGCACCAGAGGCAACGCTCGCGAACAAGATCGGCAGCGCGGTTCACTGCGCCGTCCTAGAGCAAGATCAATTCGGGTGGCGATACATCGTCAAGCCGGAAATCGACCGTCGCACGAAAGAGGGTAAGATTGAGTTCGCCGCGTTTGAGGCGCAGCACGCTGGTAAGACCATGCTCAGCGCCGAGGACATGGCCGACTGCGACAAGATGTATTCGGCAATCAACGAGCATAAGCTCGCCTCGATCTTACTCAGCGGAGGAAAGAGCGAGCAGACGTGGCGCGTGCCGCAAAACAATGCGCTCGTCGCTTTGCAATGTCGCACGGATTACTACAACGAGACCGGCTGCGAATTTTCGCTGGGTCGACCTTACGTTGTCGACCTCAAGACGGTCGAGAGTTTAGACAGCGATGCGTTTCGCAACTTCGAGCGAGCGTGCTTCGGCTACGGTTACCATCGACAGGCGGGGTTCTATTTGCCTCTGATCACCGAGGTCACGCAGCAGCCGGTGTTCGACTTCTTCTTTGTTGCGGTCGAGAAGTGCGAACCGTTCGGGGTAGCAGTCTATAAACTTACCGACGAGGCAATCGGTCGCGGACAGGATGAGACCATCGAGGATTTAATTCGTCTCCGCAAATCATACTCGGAGAACAGTTGGCCGAATATCGACGAGGGTTTGATCGAGATCAAGTTGCCGAAGTGGTATGGGATGAATAAGGAGGGCGGCAAATGAGCGACCACATAAATACAGAAGTCGGATTTAATTGGGGGTCAGCAAAGATCGAGCGATGCTGCTCCTGTCCTAAATCAGGTTGGATTGATTTAACTGTTACAACTCCACGAGACGAGGTTCATGTTTATGTTACGAAAACAGGAAAGGTTCGCGTGTATAATAAAAAAGGGGAAATGTTAGCATGAACCTATTCGAGCAAAGCGTGCTTCCGCTTTATGAAGCAACTCGAACCGAGTGGCTGGAACAAGCTCGCTCGGCAGCATACACCATCGGCTGCAACGGCGGCACGGTTACGATCAACGACGTGCGCCGCGTTTGTCCACCGCCGGTCGAGGTCGATCCGCGAGTGATGGGCGCGGTATTCCTTCGCAAGCTCTGGCGCAAGGTCGGTTACTCAAACTCAAGCCGGAGCGAATCGCACGGCAGACCAGTAGCAATCTTTGAACTCAAATGAAAAAAACAAAACGAAACAGAATTCAGCAGCAGCAGGTCGATGCGGAAATCTACGCACGACTTGACCGATTCCACTCACCGCGAGAGATCGCGTTTGCACTCGGCGTATGCGACAAAGTAATTCACTCGCGCCTCATCAAGAAATACGTTAAGGCGTATATCACTACCGAAGAGATCGAGCATCTCATGTTAAGGAGATTACAGAAATGATCACATTAGAAATCTTCGGAGAACCGAAAGCGCAGCCGAGGGCAAGAGCCTACGCGATGAAATTCGGCAATAAATACTCGGCGCGAATGTATGACAGCGACACGGCTGACGCTTGGAAGGCGGCGGTCGATGCTGCGCTTAAGGAAACAATCGACGAGGCGATTGAAGAACTGGGCGAGAAAATGGTGGTCGGCTCGGCAACGACAGCGTTCAACGTCGCGATGGTTTTTGATTTCAATCGACCGAAATCGCATTTAAGCAAAAGCGGGAAGCTGAACTCGAAAGCACCTGTCGCGAAAATAAGTAAGCCGGACTGCGATAACCTCGCTAAGCTAATCCTCGACCGCGTAACTCGATGCGGTAAGATTTGGCGCGACGACTCGCAGGTGGTCACGCTGCTGATCTCGAAAAGATTTGTGATCGGCAAATCCTCGGTGCTGATGGTTATTAAGGAGGTCGAGGCGTGAACCTGATAAATAAACCCATAAAACTTATCACGTTAGAAAAACGTGTAAAGAAATCAGCACGCTGAGTAAATTAACTCCTCGTAAGGTATAAAGGCAAAACAACCCCTAAAGGTAGTAAACGAAACATGAAAATAATAATCAAAAAACTATGGTCTGATCTGATGGCAGCACTCGGTTGGAAAAAAGGCTGGAAATGAACTGGCTTAACCTCGAAACTAAATTCATCCGCGCCGAAGAATATGTGGGCTGCGAACCGATCGCACGCGCAACTTGGCTAAACGTGATTGTTTATTGCGCGGAACAGGAAAACGGTGGTCGCATCCGTAATTGCGAAATGTGGCGAGACCGGCAATGGCAGCAAACCTGCGGCGTCACGGTCGAGGAAATAAACAAGGCGTCACCGTTACTCCATTGGGACGGCGACGATCTTTTGATCTGGAACTATCCCGCTGATAAAGAAAGAGAAGTGCGAGACAGACGCGAGGCTTCCGCACGAGGTGGACGTGCCAAAACGCAGGTCAAAATCGACGCTGCAAAAACCAATGGGGCCAAGTCAAATGACGTTCACTTGGGGGTCGAACCCAAGTCAAACGAGTTCCACTTGGGGGTGGAGGCCCAACGGAAGGAGAAGGAGAAGGAGAAGGAGAAGAGAAAGGGGTGTGGGGAAAACGGTGACGCGGAATCGTCGGCCAAGCCGTCGACCGCTTCGGCTGTCGATTCGATTTGGCTAGGCTCGTTGACGACCGACCCAGCTTTCAGCGGCATCGACGTGGCACGCGAGATCGCCAAGGCGAGGCTTTGGGCTGACACGCGGCGACGTAAGTTCTCGCGGAGGTTCTGTTTGAACTGGCTGAACAAGGTCGAGAAGCCGATGACCAGCGCGTTCGTCTCGACGTTCCGGCCATCGCCAGCAGCTAGATCGACCGAGATCGTGGGCTGGAAGCAGGTCTTGGATCGAGAATACCCCGACAGCGTCTACTCAGCCGGAGGCGAGAAAGAGGCGAGGACGTGGGCTGAGTTGCCTATCGAGGCGCAGCGGCTCATCGAAGGGAGGGTCGCAACATGAGCATCGAAGAACGACGCGAGGCCGGAGACATGAACGCGGTGACGCACGATCCTTGGCATCACGTTCCGTTAACGCGGCAAGCGAAATACATCTGGCAGCAGTTTTATCCGCGCACGCGCTGGCGAGAAGGCGTTCACAAGATCATCCGCGACCTAATCGCGGGTCGAATCAACGCACGCAACGCACGCGGCGGCGGTCACCGTTGTAAAAAAAGATTGCAAATCATTCTGGCGTCGAGCAGAAGGCAAATAGATGCAAAGAAAGTTAAATGATTTGTTTTTACGTTTGTGCGAATCGAAAAGCGATATCGCAGAGCATCTGCCGGTGCTTGGATTTCTTGCAACGCAGTGCGATCAGGTCACCGAGTTCGGTGTGCGGACTGGTCACAGCACCGTAGCTTTTCTCAACGCGCTTGAGCAGAATAAAAACGCGACGCTGAGAAGTTACGATCTGAATGATCCGCATGGCGTGCATAACGCTTTTGCACCGAACACGACTGTTGATTGGAAATTCACGCACGCAAGCACGCTCGATATTCCTGCGATTGATGAAACGGATTTTTTGTTCATCGACACGCAGCACACCTACGCGCAGGTCACGCAAGAGTTGCGACTGCACGGAGATCGAGCGCGTAAGTGGATTGGATTCCACGACACGCACACGTTCGGTGAACGCGGCGAGGATGGCGGCATGGGAATCGTGCAAGCGATCACGGACTGGCTCACGGCGCATTCCGAATGGCGCTTGGTTTACACGACTAACCGAAACAACGGCATGATGCTCATCGAGCGATACTCAGCAACTTTGTGAAACAAGAAACCAAACCAAAAAACATAAGCCAGCACGCTTGGAAAAAGCATCAGCGACTCACGTCGTCGATCAAGGCTGGCAGACCGCAGAAAAACAAAACATGGAAACTAAACACGTTAGCGAGTTGAAGGAATTGAATGCGCTCAGGTTCGTCAGCAAAGCGAATCGAGCGATCACGACGCTTGAGGTGCAGCGTAAGTTAGTCGTAAGGGAATACTCCGAGCGCGTTAAGAAAGTCAAAGCAGTGATTCTTATGATCCAGCAGCGCGATTCGATGGGTCAACTGGCGCTCACCGGCATGGACGACATCGAGATTAGCGACGATCTCAAGCAGCTTATTTACGATCCAACGCACGGACTAATTTGATCACCTACACGATCAACAGCGTGCCGGTTGCACGCATGAGCTACGATGGCGCAAGCGAGGCCGCGACGGTCACGAGCGAGGTGTTCGCTAGGCTCATCGAGATGGATGAGATCAAGTTGAACTCAGGCGCTGATCTGTGTCGGAGGTTAGCGACGCTGGCCGACCTATCACCCTACGCTTTCAAGCTGGCGACTGAGCTTGGATCAGGTCAGACGGCTGGGGTAATGGAATCGTATGAGAGGCTGGCTAAGGAGCGAGGCATCACTAGGCAGGCGATGCACTGGCAGTTCGGTCAGGAGGTCAAAAGAATCGGCTTCGTGTTCCCTGAGTTGGCCGCGTTGTTGAGCGAGTATCGGGAGATGAGCGAGCATCACGAGGACAAGATGTCCTCAGCAGACCAACTTAGGTCGATCAGCGAGGGCAAGGCGTGAGCATCCTAGGCGCGTTAAACCAGCCCAGCGTCTGGAGAGGCTCG